ATTGCGTCCTTCGCTACCTGCGACTTCTCGATAGCCGCCCTAGCGGTCTGGGACGAAGCCACAGCCGTCATAGCGGTCGAAGATGCAGCCACGGCCGTCATGTCAGCATAGTCCGCAGGATTCAAACCGGCCAGCTTCGCCGCGGCCTTGCCCATAACTGCGCTGGACGCTCCCGTAAGGGTGGCCCAGGCTGTTTCGTTTGCCTTGACAGCTTCAACCGCAACCGCGCTCTCGTAGACTGCGGCCACAGCCACATAGGACGAAGCTACCGCGTTCATCGCTACATGAGAAGTCACCACCGTATTGAACGCTGCGGTGTTTGCAATGACCGCCGTCATAGCAGTTTCGCTTGCAGCTACCGCGTTCATCGCAGCCTGAGAGGTTGCAACCACATTGAGCGCCGTTGCGTTGCCGATGACAGCTGCCATCGCAGTCTCGCTTGCGGCAACAGCGTTGAGTGCAACCTGAGAAGTTACAACAGCATTAAGTGCCGTCGCGTTCCTGACGACAGCCGCCATTGCAGTCTCACTCGCAGCCACGGCAGTCATCGCGGTTTCGCTTGCGGCAACAGCCGCAATGTCCGTGTAGGCAGCACAGCTCTGTCCCGCCAGAGCTGCAATCCATTTTCCGGCGCTTACCGTGCCGGCACCTGCGGCGCGAGACATAACCGGATCGTGCAGGATTTCCAGACAGCGGGCGCTGTCCGAATACATCGCGTCCTGGCTTTCCGCGCCTGCCTCGTAAATGCTTCCGAGAAACGTCTGTACCGCATCGTCGATATACGGCGAGGCCGCAAGCAGCGCATACAGCTCCTGTGCGTTCTTGTCCGGTGTTTCCGGCTCGTAGCCGAGCACGACAGCAACGCCGCCTGCATTGCTCACAAACGCCTGTGCCTGTGCCCTGCTGGCAAGGATAGTGCGCAGGCGGTGTACGCCTTTTCGGTAGTTATCCTTAAACTCATGCGAGTAATAGCTGAAATCCTGCTGAATCTTCTTGAGCATTACTCGTCACCTCCAAACTCAATAGCGATATAATCCATTTCGATCTTCTCGTCCGTTGTAACTGTGCCGTATGTCGGCAGCGTGATTACCGGCAGCGTCACGCCGGAAACATAGGTGACCTTGCTGTGACTGGGCGAAGTGCCCGTATCCGAGCCGATATAGCCGGTAGCCGTTGTCACCGTGCCCTTCGTCGCACTGCCGCCCTGCAAACTCGGCTGACGCAGGCAATAGAGGAATCCTTCCGCAGTCACGCTCTTAATTTCGCAAAAGCCGTCAAATTCCTTCGGCATCACCGTCAGGACCGGCACGCTCTCGAACGGATGGCGGAACTTGAACGTGTTCCAGCCCGCACCAGCGTTGATAAAGCGGCCGGTCTCCATTGTGTAATCGTCCAGTTCGTTGGTGCTGCGCGCCGGTTCTGCCGCTTCGATCATGTCAAGCACATCCTGCGCCAGTCGATCGGCGGTCACGGCCTGCAGCGCCAGCTTGATGGTGGTCACGCCGTAGTCCGGGATAACGCCCGCCGTTACATCGTCGATCTGCCTGCGGATTTCCTCAAGCGCGGCCTGCACCGTCCCGCTCGTCACGCCCTTGAACGGTGTAATGCCGACCCTGCCCGCGCCCTCGGCGGATTTTACAGCATTGATATACCGCACAAGGTTTGCCTGCAGCTGTTCGAGCGCGGCCTGCACGGTGTTTGCGTTCACGCCGTCAAATGGCGTCATGCCGACGTTTTCCGCGCCGTTCTCCTTTACCTCTCTGCGGTAGTCCTCAAGGTTCTTCTGGATGCTCTGCAGCTGCTCCTGCACCGTGCCGCCGGTCACGTTGGTAAATGCATCGGCGCCGATCTGTCCGGCGCTGTTTGCGGCCTGCAGGCTCTCGATCAGCTTGTTAAGCCTCTCGATAATAAGCAGCGGAAGCAGGTCGAAAACCTTCTTGTTTTCCTCGGCCGAGCCGGTCAGCGCGTCCGGCTGGCTCTGCACGCCGGTCTCTGCCGCCTTTTCGGCTGAAATTTTGCTTTCATCAAACGTCATGTCCTCACCTCACTGTCTCTTTGCGTACTTAGCGATAAAGTACCGAATGACAACCTCGTGTACACCGAAGCCCTCGTTCACTGTGTCGGACTGCAGAATGACCTGAATCGCCTTCCAGCCCTTTCGTTTGAAAAGAAACGGGATAATGGAGTTGACCACCGTTCCGAACGGAAACCGTTCAAAGCTGATATAATGAAAATTCAGCCGATCCGCTGTCACGCGCTTCATGAGCGTTCCGTGGTCGGTTTCGAGTCTTACCCAAATCTCAACCGCACTGCGCGTGTACGCCTTGAGGTGTACGCCGCTGCCGCGCTTGGGCATGGTTTTCAGTATCATCGGCGTGTTCATCGTGTCGAGCTTGGTAGCCCACTCAGTGTGAATGGCCGCGCCGTCATCCGAGAACGCGTTCATCATAATGTCATTGTTCTCGTCTACAAGATCGTCATTAAACCGGCAAACCCTACCGTCCTCGGTGCCGAAATACAGCGCCTGCTCGTGCGAGCAGAGCACCTTTGCGGGCACGTTCGTCCAGTAATACCACTCGTAACCGTTGTCGGCCTTGTCCTGATTGCCGTCTGCCACATACGCGCAGCCGTCGATCACGAGCACATACCAGCCGCGCCAGCAGGCGGCAACCGCGTCCGCCAGGCTGCGCTCCTTGCACAGCTTAGGGTTCACGCGGCGGCTTCGGCAGAATAACTGCCGCACCTGCATGTTGTTATAGAAGGTCGTGGTCGGTGCATATACGCCTCTGGGAGACAGGTACAGCGGATCGTCATTCAAATTCGCAGAGGAATACTTTGCAATCGCGCCGTAGCCCGGCACGCCCTCTTTCAGCGGAAAGGTTGCCACATCGTTCAGCATCGCGCCGGAATGGTGCCAGATCGTGCCCTCCTGTCGATTGTCCTTCTTGATGAGTAACAACTCGCCCTGCGCCTTGAGATAGCACATAATCGGAAAATCGCTCGAACCCACCACGCTGTAATTGATATCCGGAAAATACGTCGGGTCAGACAGGCCGGAAAACCATTCCATAGCCGCGTTCTCCTTGTTGCCGGAAACAAAAACACGGTTGCTGCTGCCGTCCATGCCGTAAATCGCAAAGATGGTGCAGCCGAGGATCTTCTTCCGGTCCTCGGTGGTCTTGGCAAACTTCACCTCAAAATTAGAGATACCGGCGTTCTCCGGTGCGCTCGGTGCGGTCTCAAACGTCACCGTGCCTTTTTCCGCGTCATAGCTTTTCACGGGGATTGCGCTGCCGTTGAGATAGGCCGCTGTCGGCGTGCAGTCCTTGTCAATGCCGGTCACGTCCAGCTGATAGGTCGTGCTTGTGCCGTCTCCGATAAAGCGGTTCTTGCGCCACTTGCACAGCATATTAACGTTCTCGTAGGTCTCACCGCCGCCTGTTGCCTTGCGCTGATAGCTGGTCAGCGGACAATAGGCGTTGTCGTCTGTCGCGTGTACGGCGGTTTTGCCGTCATAAACAACATAGTGCTCGCCGGTCAGGATAAACAGCTTGCCGTGCATGTAAAAGCCCTGGCTGCGGCCGCCGCTGTTCAGCTTGTCGAGCAGCTCCTTGCGGCTGTTCTGCACTTCCTTGTAGTCCGCATCGAGCTTCACCGCATACAGCTTGCTGCCCGCATGAACAATGAGCGTCAGGTTTTCCTCATCATTGTCGTTCTCATAGGGAAAAATTCCGGCAACAGGAACGGTCTTGCCGTCCGCATCGGTAAACCGCAGCAGGGTGCGCCAGCCATAGCGCCGCTCAGGAAAGCCGCCCTCATCTGCAATCACGTTCACCGCGCGTGGAGAGCGTCCATCGTCGATCTGGGTCTCATCCGTGGAGTAATCCAAACCTCTAAATCGCTTGTAATGCTTGGTGCCTTCCTCGGATTCCGTAAAATCCGGCACCGTTACCTTACGCGGCATGTCTTACTCCTCCTCGTAATCCGGCACAGCAGGCGCAGCGTCCTCGAGTGCCGAAACAAACTCATTCCGGAACATCACGCTTTCCGCCTTGCGGTTCTCGTCATCAAACAGCAGTGCCGCAGCCAGTCCCCACGGCAGCGCCACGCGCGTGATCCGGTCGTCCCAATCGAGCGCCGTGCTGTCAATCGCCGTGACTTCCGGCGTGCTTGTCAGTTCCGCGTCACCGCGCTGTGCGCGGATGGCGTTCTCGTACGGCAACGCCTCCACAAGCAGGCTGTCAAGCAGTGTCGGCGAGTAGCTGTCAAAGTCAACGTCCGTTCCGGGCGCTTCAATGATTTTCGCCAGTGCCAGCGTGTAAATGCGTTTAATAGTCGTCGCCACGCTCTCACCTCCTAACAAACAGAGGGCGGGCAGCCGCCCGCCCTCCTGGGTCTTTACTTATCGGTAGCCTCCGCAATATCCGAGGTCAGCTTGCCGCCCTTGCCGAACGCAACCACGCGGATGGTCTCGCCCGCCTTGGTGGCAACCGTGCCGGCGTTGGCAACCGTCTTGCGGTTTGCCGAGAAGCGCGGATCCGAGCCGTCCAGCGTGTACCAGATTTCGTCCGCACCTGCCGCCGTAACGGTCGCACTGTGCGAAGCAATCGCTACGGTGCACTCCTGCTTGCTGCCATCCTTGCCGATAACCACAACGGCGTCCGCCTTGCTGGCCAGTACAAACAGGTCGTAGGTCTGGCGGCCTTCGATCAGCGCACCGGAAATGCCGGGCGGGTCCTGATGAATCTTGGTGTCATTGATACGGTACGGGAACGCCAGCGCGGATTCCTGCGCCGCAACCATGTAAACGTCGGTCGGGAACATATTGCTCGGCACCTTGACTACGGTAAAGCCCGCGATCTGGCCAACCGTGCCGGTCGGCAGCTGCTTGCCAGCCAGCGAATCCAGGCCGTGCCACTCGTCAGACAGGATAATCTTTGGGTAATCCTTAGCGCGTACAAACAGTACGCGGCCGTTTTCCGGTACGAGGTGCTCGTCCATGTAGGTTGCCGCGTCGTAGACCATGGTAACAATGGTGCTCTTAGTCGGCTCTGCGGTTACGCCTGCAATGTGGCCGAGCTTTGCAATACGCGCAAAGCCGTACTTGTCACCGGTCGGCACGCACTGCTCTGCAATCTGCTGACGCAGCCACTGGCCGCTCTTGTTGCTGATAGCCTGCTCGCTCTCATCGCCCTTGTCAACAACGCCGGTAAAGGACTTGTCCTGCGTCATCATGTACTCAACAACGGTGTCCTGTACGTCCTTCACCTCGCCGTATCGGCTGTTGCCGTTGCGGGTGTAGTCCACAACAGGGGTGGTGTTCAGCATATATACGCGGCAGGTTTTCGCGCCGGTCATCTCCACGTTCGCCTTGCAGTGAGCGCGCAGGAACGAGGTGTGGGTATACAGTTTCTCAATAGTAGAGGCATATTTAGTCGTAAGATTGATTGCCATAAAGTGTTGTCACTCCTTTTAGCTTCACAGTCCCAACAGTCCGCGCAGGAACGGATCAGAGGTGTCACTCTCATTTCCTGCCACACTGCCGGGGCTTGTCTGTCTGTTTGTCTGATTCTTCTCTGCGATCCTGACCGCCTGCTGATTCTGTTCAGCCTGATAGCGCCAGTGCGCGGCGACGGGAGTCATGCCCTCGCTGTTCACGAGTTCCATCACACGCGGCGGAATATCCTCCGGCTTGTGTACGTCTGCGAGTGTCTCGTATTCGTCCCACGCCTTGATGCTGGCTTCTTCTCTTGCCTGTTCAACAGTCTGATCAATTCTCTGCTGCATGGCGGTAAGCCGTGCGCGCTGCTGTTCTGCGGCCTGTGCCGCGGCTGCACGCTGGGAAGCCATACGGCCCTCGGCTATCGCCTTGAGCGCCGCATCCGGCGTTTCCGGAAACTCCGCGCGGCACTTCTCGATTTCAGCCGAGAGCAGCTGCTCATTGCGTGCGCCCTCCAGCTGTTCCAGGTACTGCTGCCGGTTCATGCCAGCGGCCTCAGCGTACTGATCCAGTACGCGCATTTCCCTCTCGGCTTTGCGGTCATAATTCATACCCTTCTGGAGCAGTTCGACCGGGTTCGCGCCGAGTGCACCGGTCAGCGCCTGCACTGCGTCTGCCGGCAGCAGGATCTGCTGTCCGTTGTAGACGAGCGGCACGGTCTGTACCGGCTGTTCCACCGTTTCCGGCGGTGCTTCGCCGTCCTCCGACGGCTGATTCTCCGGCTCCTCGGGCTGCTCTTCGGCGCGCTGGTCTTCCGCACCGTCCTGCACGTTTTCCTCGTTTCCCTCGTTCGTGCCGCGCTGGTCTTCCGCGTCACTGCCTTCGAGGGCGGCGAGAAATTCGCTCTCGTCAAAGCCGTCCATGTCCGCGCCGGTGTCGGATGTATTGCCGTCCTCGGCAAAATACTGTAAACCGATACTGTCACGGATCTCGCTTCCGTCCATATGATTGCTGGTTTTCCAATCCATTTAGACAATCCTCCTATATGCAAAAGACTTGCGTCTCATTGCCGTGTGTTTATCGTGTGTTCCTGCACTCCGGCGGACGCACCGCCGTTCCGTAAGCAGTGCACCCACCCGTTTTCATAACGCTACATCAAAAGAGGTGAACCCGGACGAGGGTGATATGGCAAAAACGCCCACGCCCGCCGCAGTGCAGGAAAATATAAAGTCGGGTGCGGTGGCCGGACTTGAACCAGCACCATACATACGTTTTAGCATTGGTGACTGGCCGTTGCATCTACGCATGACGTATCGTCAATGTAAAACCCCTTAGAAAGAGGCTGCTCTACCGTTGAGCTACACCGCACATATCGTCCGAGACTCTGACGGGCAGGCAAGGAAAAAATGAACTCAGAAACCTTGCCGCCGCCATACAATAGAAAGGAGAAAATAGGTATGGCCGTTCCCTGGGTAAAGCAGGCTCGGTCGTTGGGCATTACTGCCCGTCACAGTCTCGGACTCAGTTGTATTCCGGCGCTCGGACGGACGCCCTCGACCCGAACGAGGGTGCCCGCCATCAGAAAGAAATAAGGGGAATCAATGGGGCGGGTGAGGTCAGCTCCCGCCCGTCCGAACGCCGGAACAGGGGTGTTAATATCTCGTGGGGTCCTCTGCATTCACGCAGCAGCCGCCCTCAGCACTCTCCAAATCATGCAAAAGACTTTTAATGCAGAAACCGAGGTCAATTCCCTCGTACTCTGCGCGAACTTCCATCGCGTGCAGATAATTACCCATGTGATGAATCTGTGCGATCAGCACATTAAGCGGACAGTCCGGCGTAAAATCCAGATTGTGAGCTTCTGCTTTAATAAGCATCTTGTGCAGCTTATTATAGCGGATCTTTGTTTCCAGAAATTCACCAAGGAAACGATCCTTATAGTCAGTGCTCTCCGTCAGAGGTGCTACATCTTTCAGTGCCAAATCTTCAAAGGTTTTCATGCCGTATCTCCCTTCTTAAAACCGAAAATTCCGGTCCGTCCCCTTGGTGAACTTCGCCTTCTGCGCATTCAGCTCCTCCTGCATAGCACCGAACATGGCCTCAACCTGCTTCTCGGTGTACTCGTACGAGCTTGCCGCCAGATGGCCGATCATGCTGATTGCCTTGCACGCACGGTTCACGCGCGGCTCTGCCAGTCGCACGAAGCGTTCCGACTTGCTTTCATTGTTATCCATTCATTAAACCTCCCTGCTGTAATGCCTGCTGCATGCTGGCCTGCTGCTGCACTCTCTTTGCAGCCTCGACCAGTCCTTCCTGATCCTTTACGCTGCCTTCCGGCATACGAGAAAGAAACTCAACCATATTGGGCATAACACCCGCCGTCTGCAGATTGTTCAGCGTGGACACCTGCAGAATTCTCGACCAGTAGCTTGCCTCGCCGATATGGATGTTTAGGTCGAGGGCCTCGACCGAGAGCGTGCCGAAGTCGAACATCTCCACGCGGGTCTGCTCCTGCGTGTCACCGGTTTCCGGGTCTGTCGCCTCGTCCGTGATCTTGACCTGACGCATGCCGTAATAGGCATGCATCATGTCGATGAGCACCCGCTCGTAGTCCTCGACAAACTGGTAATATGCGATCTTGGTCAGCGCAAGCGGCGCAGCGTTCGCGGTCTGCACCGCTACGATTGCACTGCTGTTCTCCGGATTCTTGACGTTGCCGAGTGCGGCATCGTTCGCGCCGGCTACACTCTTGAGCGCGTCCGTCATGGTGGACGTAATGCCCGTGGCCTCGGTCGGAATCGGCATCGAGCCTGCAACGCCGGTAAGCGCGTCCTTCACATCTCCGGTGACGCCGATAGACGTCGCGTCCGGGTCCCAACCCTTGGGGAACTTGTTCCGGTTGTAAACAAGTTTCGGCATCGCGTTGTTGCGCAGCATGAGCGCAAGTGCCGTCCATTGCTTGTTGATCTCAATCTGCGTGTTGATGAGCGGTTTGATCTCCATCACGCCGTGATAGCAGTTCTTCCGCGGCTTCCAGCTCATGTACGCGACGGGATAGAGTGTCATTTCCGTCGCCACATCCTGCTCGATCATAAAACGACCGCAGGAGCGGCAGTAGTGTACCCGGCCGTCCTCAGACTTCCAGAACCGCACAAGCTCGTTGCCGAGACTGTCGCTGTTATTCTGCTCGTCATCACCCTTGTACAGTCCGTCGGACTCGCCCTCAATGCTCTCCCAGTCCTTGCAGCCGAGCCGCTTCGCGTCTTTGCGGATTTCGGATACCGGTCTGCGGCGCACAATGATAAGGTACGGCTGCTCCTGCACGTTCGCATTAGACGGATTTCCGAACAGAATATTTGTGTTCATCACCTGCTCGGCGCAGATTTCGCCCTGTACCCCGCCCAAACCGGATTGCTTGCTTGCGTCAAAGTAAAAATACAGCGCCGCGTCACCATCTACGCAAGCGTCGCGCAGGACCATGTGGTGCATGCTCTTGATCTTCGTCCTCTCGACAACGCGATCAATGCTCTGCTCAAGGATTTTCGCCGCAAACTCGGCCTGTTCATCAGGCAGAAACGGTTCAACCTCCTGATCAACGTCATTGGAAACGATCTGCGCAACCTTGTAATGCACGATCGGGTCGAGCACGTTCATCGTGATCGGACGCAGGTTCTTACTCTTGAGTCCTTCCCACTGCTTGCCCTCCACGAAGTTCTCGCACTGCTTCACATCGTCGTACAGGTCGAGGTAAGTGTTGAACTGCACACCTTTCTGATACTCAGCCTGTACCCGTTCCGCCGTGAGCGTGATTTTCTGCTCATTCATCGCTCAAATCCTCCTGCCCGTTGGCGGTGCCATCATAGCGCAGCAGATTGTTCACCTCACGCATAATCCGGCCCTCGGTGCTCAGGCGGAACGCCTGCTCCTTGTGGAATTCCTCTTTCCAGTGCTCTGCAGCTTCCCGCTCGGTATTCAGCGCCTCGTTCAGCTTGCCGTTCTCCTGTTTCAGCTTTTCCGCGTCCGCGCGTTCTGCATTAAGTTCGTTAATGCAGTGATCGTGCTCTACCTTGGTAAAATCGAGTTCTAAGCAAACCTCTTTGTACTTCTTCCGCTCGGTCTGTACTTCCTGCCGCAGACGGCAGGCGGTGTCCTCACTCTCCCGCAGGGCCTGCTCAACCTTGGTGCAGCGCTCCACAAGCTGCATGCGCGCCATCTCCTCGGTGTGCAGTCTATCCTCCATCGTCCGCGCGGCAAGCTGAAAGGATTCCGCTTCCACGGTCTTTGTTCGCAGATCCGCGCCCAAACGCTTGGCGTTTCGGGTCTGCACGGCCGCCAGAATGGCACACATCGCTGCCAAAGCGCTAATAGCTAAATACATTTCCCATTTCCTCCTCAGTTGATAGATAATCCTCGTCTCTTACTCTCGGCAGTTCCGCAGGCAGCGGGCATCCATCGCAGAAATACCGGATCGCGTCCGGTCCGTGCGTCAGCTCGTGCGGCTCGGTTGCCGTATCGTTAGGGTTCTTCTCGTCGTGCTGCAAGCCCGGCAGTGTGCGAATGAGATTCAAGCAGGTATCAAAAATCTGCAATTTCGGTCTGAGTGTACCATCCACATCGGGCACAGGCTGCAGCCGACGCTTGAGCTCGTACCATCCGGCCACACGGCCGTTGCTCACCTTGGAGAGATACAGACCGTACTCCGCAAACAAGTCGGATACGCTCTTGCCGGTCTCCTGCCGCCTGTTCCACAGGTCTTTTGGCGCGAACCATGCCGTGATATCGTCATTACAGTTTGCGTTCAACAGTCGCTTGGCCGCCTCCGGGATGATAAGGTCGGGCTGGTAAACCTCACGGTAAACCACCGCATAATCGTTCTCATCCACCGCGATCCAGTATGCCGCCAGCATGTCGAGGCCGTAGTCGATCGCAACATACCGTCTCCACCATGCCGGGATCTCAAACGGACGAACAACGTGCAGCTCCCGCTTGAACTCGGTGAAATACTGTCCGACGTAGTAATCCCAGTTGCCCTCACGCAGTGCAATGTAGATTTCGCGCGGCAGGTTCTTCATGCGTTCCTCATACTGCGGGTCTTTGGAAAGCAGAAACGGGTTGTCCTCCAACTTTGCCGGAATAAACAGTCGCGTGCCGCCCTCGCAGCGGTGCACCTCCATCGGAGCGCCAATGTCGATAAACCGGCTCTTGGCGTTGGTATGTCCCACACTGCCGGGGTTAGCGGTCGATTTGACGTGTCTCGGAAACGGCCGCGTGCCACGCACACGAGAGATCATGTAGGTGTACATGCTCTCGGTGAAATGCGTCATCTCGTCGAACCGGATCACGTCATACTCGGCGGACTGGTACTGCTGCACATCGCCCTCGGTTGCAATGTATCCCATCTCAATGGTTGATTTGCCAACCTTCCAAATGTGTTTGCTTGTGTTGTAGCTTGCCACACTGGCAGGGTACAACTCCATCGTCTGCGGCACCATGGAGCGTTCGAGTTCCTTAAACGTGCGTCTGAGGATTAGTTGCCTGCTGCCCTGATACCGCAGCGCATACACCAGAGCGTCCAGCGCCTGAATAAACGTCTTGCCGCCGCCTGCCGCACCGCCGTAAAGAACCTCGAAAGCATCCGTGTCCATAAAAAGCTGCTGTTTCGGCGTAATCTGAAAATCAAGATTCATCTCTAACCGCCTTTGCCGGATCAACAAGCGTCAGCTGCAGGTTGATCTCCGGAGCCGCTTCTTCCTTCTCAGCAAGGTGAGCCTCAAGCGTTTCCTGTCTTGCCGCAACATCCTTCATGGTTCCGGCCAGCTCGCGCAGGCCGACACCGGTGTAATCGCTTACAACGTTTCTTAGACTTGCCACCTCGGCCTCACTCAGCGCGATCACGCCGTCCTTGGCAGCCTTTTCGAGCACCGCCAGACCGTCATTGATGGTCCGGGTGTCCTTCGCGGCGGCCGCGGCCTTGCGGTCGAGTGCACGCAGTACCTTGTCCCCGATCTTCTCGCACCGTGCGATCTGCTTTCTGCGGATTTCCCGCCGGGCAGCCACGCCGTCCTCGTCGCTCTCGTTCTGGGTGTGTACCCAGTCGGCAAGCGTTGATTTGGGAATGCGCAGCCGGCAGGCGGCATTTGTGATCGAGACGCCGCTTGCCACGAGCGCAAGCGCCTCGTCTTTAATTTTCTGATCGTACTTGCTCCCGCGCTGCTGCATCCAATCACCTCCCGCGCGTGTCTTGTTTTGCTGAGTACAAGTATAATCGGAAAAAACGGAAAAAACGGAAAACCTTCACCGGACTCTAAATTTACTCTCCCGCTTGCGCTCAGATTGCGCCCATGCGCTTGGGATTCTGGCAGACGCAAAAAGGGCGCGGATCAATCCACGCCCTGCTCCCGCACCATGCGGTAAAATGTGCTCTTTTTCAGTCCGAGCCGGTCCATCGCCTGCACGGCGGTGATGCTCCCACTTTTCCACAGCCCTGTTACTAACTCCCACTCGGTGGGCAACTCGGTCTTTTTCCTGCCGAGCAGTCTGCCCTGCTTTTTCGCCTCGGCGATACCCTCGGCCTGCCGCTGGCGGATGGTCAGTCGCTCCTGCTCGGCGATGCTGGCCAGCACCTCGATGAGGATGTTGTTGACCATCTCCACGATCCAGTCCTGCCCGTCCGGCAGGTCGATCATGGTCGTTGGCAGGTCGAGGATCTTCACCCGCACACCGTCGGCGCGGAAGTGCCGCAGCTCCTCCATCACCTGCTCCTTGTTGCGCCCGAGCCGGTCGAGACTCTTTACGATGAGCGTGTCGCCGGGGCGGATGAGCCGCTCGCGGAGATACTGATAGCCGGTGCGGTCAAAGTCCTTGCCGCTCTCCTTGTCGGTGATGATGTCCCGCTCATCCGTCACATACTGCCGCAGCGCCGCGATCTGCCGGTCGAGATTCTGCTCGCGCGTGCTGACCCGCGCATACCCATACACTTTTTCCATATAATTTCCTCCTTGTGCTGTAAACCGTGCCAAAAAGCCCATACAGGGCACGGCACGTTCCGAAATTCAAAAGCGTACCTTTTGGCACGCCATACCCACAAAAAAGCCGCCCGAAAACCGCCGTCCCGCAAGGTACACCTTTTCGGACGGCAGAATCAGCGCCACAGCTTGCTCACGAGCTTGCGCGGTCCGCTCTCATCGGCATACCCCATCCGGCGGGCGCACTCGCTCCAGCTTTTGCCGTCCAGATACCGCAGCCGCAGGGCGCGCCGCGTCATGGAGTCGGAAACGCTGTCGATCCACTGCCGCACCGTGTCCCGCTCATCCTGGCACTCGGCCTCAATGGCCTGCAGCCGATCGCGTGCCGCGTCCAGTGCATCCCGGCCAAACAGGCAGCCAACGCCGTACGTCTCCTCGATCCGCTTGTGGTGCCGAGCCTCCCGCGCAAACCGTTCTCTTTCTTCTTCCAGTTCACAGACCAAACTCTCAATCTGCCGCAATCTGTCTTTTGTCACCAGACACACCTCCTGCCGCATCGGCCTCCCGCCTTGCTGCCGTCACCGTTACGCGCTTCCGCGCGCTCCGTCCTTTGAGAGAGTACAAACAGTAATGTGATTACAGTCTGTATTCATTTGTCCGAACCTCTCCGACAAACCGCAGGGGAATTGTTAGACCCCCTACAAGGCTGTCAGGCGGACCCGGCCGCCGATATCTCAAACTTTTCTTTGCCGTCTCCTGCGCAGGCGTTCCCACGGATCGGGAGCAGCCTTGCGCCGCTGAATCTGCCACCATGCGCCAAACGCGGCGTGATCGTAAATTCGGCCGACCATAACCTCATAGCGGCCGAACTCGTTCGCATTCTGCACATGCTCGATGATTTTCACACCGGGTGGCACTTCCGCCTCTTCTTTCTCGCCCAGTCTGAGCCTTACCGGCTCTGCAGGCGGGATCAGATTGCGGCTTGTGGAGTATCGCCGCGCACCTTTGCCCTTGTGACAATCCTCCTTGAGCAGATAGATAGCCGTATCCTCGAAAAAGTCCGCACCCTCGCGCAGCGTGCGCACATCGGCCAGACCGGAAGCCCAGCAATCACGCACCACCTCGGCCAGCTGCACGCTGTGCGCGCCGCTGAGGATCAGGTGGTGATGCAGCCGCACCGGCTCACCGTCCATGTCATGTTCTTCCGTTACCGCTATGTATTTGTAGGTAAGGCCAATCTTGGCATACGCCTTTTTCATCTTCGCGTGGAATTTCTCCAAAGCCCGCGCTCTGGACGCCTCCGGCGCATACGTCAGGCACACAAACAGATCCCGACCGCTCACAAAATTCGCGTTGATGAGCTGCATCAGCCGCCACTTGCGCTGCCGCCGGTTGATCTCCTGCTTGGCCTTCTCGGTTGTCCGCCGTCTGCCCGCCCTCTGTCTGGGCGACATGCCCGGCATCGTGCCCATGGAATAAAGGCACATCTGATAGAGCGCACCATTGCACTCCTGTTTTTGATATAACATAAAAATCCTCCGTCCATTTCGACTCATGCATCTGCAAATGAACATATAAAATGTACAGCCAGATCAAGCCAGCCCTTCACGGGCTGGCTTTCTCTTTTCCGTTTTTCATCTTCCAAACCTTCCGCGCCTCGCTCACGAAAACCTTGCGGTAATCGCGCTCATAGGCGCCAAAACCATAAGTAACCACAGCCGCCGTCATGCAGTTGATCAGCTCGTCCGCTGTCAGACCGTGCTCGGCAGCGTTCAGGATAAACTCACGCATTTCATTATCCGGCGGCCGTCCAAACGACCGGCTGTAATGCGAATCAACCAGGTGTGCCGTCTCTGTCGGGCTGCGCTCCATCCTGAACACCACCCTCCATAATATCAAACAGCGTGTTCTCGTCGAGATCGCGTAATTCAAGCTGGCCGTCTACGCAGCGCAGCTTGAGCATCTCCTTGACCTCGCCGTTAGACTTGTTTTTCTGCGTAATGGATGAGGTGACATTGTAATCAAAATGGGTCTTATTGGTCTCGCGATAGATACCATCCTCGTCTTGCTCGCCCACGTTCCAAAGTTCCACGTTGACTTTGAGTGTTACACTGCCCTCGCTCAAGCCCTGCCGCAGCAGGGAATTCAGAACATCGCGCAGCTTCGTATCGAACAAATCGACAGCATCATTAAAGATTCCGCCGCGCAGGCTCATCTCGTGTCTCATTCGCCTGTACCTCCTCTCTGATCCGCTTAAGTGTTTTCTGAATCCCGGCATGCCGGGATACCTTAAAATCAGTTTCCAGCCCAAAAAGCTGGATAACCTGCTCGGTCACGTTCACCACATCGGCCAGTTCTCCGGCAAGGTGCTCGAGCCTTGCCGTCAAATCTCGCTTCTTGCCGCCCTGCTCGTGATAGCTCAGCAGCATCAGCACCTCGCTTGCCGCGCTCGTGGCCTCGCCTAATTCCTCCATCAGCTTGCAGACCTGCTTTTCCTCGCCGTAATAGCTCGCGATCTGCATCAGCTTTGCCGCTCTTTTCACATTCATTTCATCATATCCTCGTAAAATGTAATTTCCCGTTTTGAAATATCCTCTGCTCTCAGCCGCAGCTTTTCGTATGCATAATCCTGATCCACCTCGTCGATCATTTTCTGCAGCTCATCCGCAGCCGCCTGAAAGGCGTCGAAAAACTTGTCGAGTCGCTTTTCCGAGAAGCCGTACGCCTCGTGCAGCGCAACCGCCGTCAGCCATAAGTGCCGCTGCATGGAGATATTCACCTCGTGCAGAATAACCTCATCCTGCACGGCCTGCCGGATCATCCGCTTGCGCGCCAGCACATCGGCATAATTCATGCCGGCCGGCTTGCCTCTCCGCTTCTTCATGCCAGCTTGTCCCCTCGATCTCTCAGCCATTTCGCAATGACCGCCGCAAACTTCTCGCAGGCGGCCTCATCCGTCTGCTGCAGCTCCTCAAGCGCCTGCTCGAGCCGTTCCACCAGTCCGCGCACCTCGCCAAACAAAAAGTTCACCTTGTGCGCCGCCGGATTCTTCACCTTGTCGAGCTTTTCCTCGGCAGCCTTTGCGCGTTCCTCTGCCGCCCTGGCGGCCTCGGCGTTCTCCGCGCGTACCTTTTCGCGGATTTCCTCCAATTCCTCCTCGGTCAGCTCCCGCACCTCTGCGGGCTTGTCCTCGATGGCGTCAAGCTGCCCCTGCAGCTCGTCCGCCCGTTCCTTGGCATTCTCGGCATTTCGCACAGCTTCATCCCGTTCGCGCATGGCCTTGCCGCGGTTCTCCTCGGCAACGGACAAAGCCGCCTGCGCGGCGTCGTTCTCGCGCACAGCCTTTTCCGCTTCAGCCTTCGCCTCGTCTCTCTCCTTCACAAGCGCCGCAATTTCGCGGCTGCTCATGCTCGGCAGATCGTTCTCCTCGGCCAGCTCCTCGCGCTCCTCCTCGGCCATGCCGAGCAGCGGCAGGATCTGCGAATAGGATAACTGTCCAAAGGCATCCGCCGCAGTCTTGCCGGTAAGGCTCACCTGCCCGCCGCCGAACTCGCGCGCAATGCGCATGTAGTTCTGGGCGGTGCTGGGCTTGTAGCCGAGCTTGTCCGTCAGATAAGCCGTCCACTCGCCCTGCGGCACCATCTGCTTGGCCTCCTCAAGCCGCGTGCCGATCTGAATCACGCTTTCCAGAAAAACCTTCCGGGCGTTGTCCCGGATCATCGTGATTTCAGCGGTTACGATCTCAATCGAGCGTACCGCAACAACATTCTCGCTCATTTAAACTGACCTCCTTATCATTTTCGTGACCTCGTGCAAATGGTCGAGGTATTTCTCCATAAACTCCGCAGCCTCCGGCGTGCGCTTGTGATTGTGCGCGGCGTAACACTGCCGGCATTCCAGTGTCTTCGGGTCGATCTCCACCGTGTGCCACGGTTTCCTCGGTTCGCTGCATTTTCGCAGCACCATGATGATGGTCTTGCCGTCCGCGTGCCGGTTTGCGTAACCTGCCACGCAGTTGTCCTGCTCCTCGCCCTCGCGCACAATTTCCTCGGCGCTGTCGATCGGGCGGATAAACATCCCGCCCCACTTCCATTTCATCCACGCAAGCAGCCGCCGCCGGGTCCGGAATTTCTCGTTTTTCCCGCGTTTCAGCAGCCGCCGTTCGCGCTCAGAGAGCCGTGCGTGCGCCTCATGCAGATCATGCGGCAGCTTGTCCGCGTTCGGCGCAAGCCGTTCCAGCTGCGCATGATAGTCGGCAAACTCACGCATCACCGCCGACAGTCCCAGATCAGAGCGCTTCCGCTGTTTTTCAATGTACTTCCGCAGTTCTGCCGCCGTCACGCCGCAGCGCTGCGAAAACGCAGCGACATCAAACATCGCCGTATCCGCCGCCCAGGCGAACGAAAGGCTTGCGGCATCTGCGCGCGCTGCGCCCGCCCGTTTCAAGCAGCTGTATTTCGCCGCAGTTGAAAGCGTTTCGTTGCGGAGCAGCCGCAAATCTGCCTTGCCGAGTCCGCGGAACAGCTTTTTCGGCTCCTTCGCCCGCAGGTTTACCAGTCGGCGGAAATAATCGCCGCCGCCCTGCTCGCGCTCCTGCAGCCAGCGGCCGAACCCCATCTTCCACAGGTATTCCACCGCCGGATATTTGCAGTAAAGCGCCAGATACCCGGTCAGATCGTGCAGCACAGCGAATGCCTCGGTAAGCTGGCTGTACCGCAAAGCGCTTGCCGCAAGCTCCTGCTCACTCGGCAGCACCCAGAAATCATCCCGGCGGCCGCCGCCCATGTCGTACCAGTGCCGGAACATGCAGTTTTTCCGCAGCGCCCAGCCGTCATACTGCCAGCTCCACTTTTTCGCACCGGCGGCAGAAAAGACATACCGACAGTATTCAAACGCAGTATATTTCTCTATCAGGAAATACGGATACATCCGCACCTGGCAGGAGGTCAGCCACAGCTCGCCGTGAGGACCAACCTGGAAAAAGTGAAACGCGAATGATACTTTGCGCAGCGCCGCCGCATGATCGTTTGCCGCCCACCGTTTGGGCGTAACGCTCCTGCCGCAGCGCGGACACATCCGCCATTTGCTGGCCGGTCCGGCGGAATGCGGCTCGGTAAACCGCTCCCGGCAGGCCGTGCAAAAACACTCGTAACGCCGAGTGTAGCTGTCCGGCCCAAAGTAATCCTGCTCATCGCCGGCGTAAAACCGGAAAAACAGAAATTCCTCATGCTGCACGTTCTCGGCAATCAGCTCCTGCAGCGCCCAGCTGTCAATCGGCGGAATGTCGTTGACCTCAAACACGATTCCCGCCTCCTTACAGCAGACTCATCAAATCCAGATCATCACTGCCGCGCCCAAGCGGTTGGGTTTCCGGCGTCTCGCTTGCCGCCGCACCCAAATCCACCTTGTAAAAGTCAGCCGCGACCTTGATCACCGGGTTCTCGGGGTCGTAGCTGTTGCACATGCACCCCCAGAAACCGCCCTTCTGATGCTTCTGCGCATACGCCCGAAGCGCCGCGAAGCACTTGTCAAAGCTCATCTCCGGATTATCGAGGTCAGCCGCAATCACCTCGGCGGCATGCTCGTCCGCCTGGGCGATCATCAGTACAACTTCGCCCATCTGGCGGGCGTTGCCCTCGGCGGCCTGCACCGCCTCACGGATTTTCCGAACGCTCATTTAGTACCCCTCCCTCGCAAACTTATTCTGTACGGCATGATCGCTCTTGCCGAGCGCCGCGCCGATCTCCTTGAACAGATAGCCGCGCTTGCGCATAGCAACCGCCTTTTGAAATTCCTCGTACGTCCAGTGAACCGACTTGTGCGGCTTCTTCTTCCGGCAGCCTAGCTCCTCCAGCACGTTTGTGATCGTCTCATACGCCCGTCCGGTCTCCCTTGAGATAGCGCGAATAGGCATGCCTGCTTGATACATTTTCGCAAGCCGCTGTTTTTCCTCATCCGTCACGCGCGGCTGCCACCGACCCTCCTGCTTGATTTCCTCCGGCACATAAATGGCTGTCGGCACCTCGCTGCACAGCCCGCGCGCATCGTCCTGCGGCGTAAATACGCATTCACGCGTGTAATATGTGCAGTGGTCAAACAGACTGTAATGCTCGGTCTCCTGTATCTCAAACCGGCCTTGCGGGTGTCTCCAAATAACCCGCGTCTTTTCTTTTTCTCGCATATTTCTCCTCCTGACGCGCCTTGAAAATGGCGCTTTCTATTTCTTTCTTCTTTTCCCATACGTCCGGCAGCTCGGTAAACGGCTGGCAAATCGGGTAAGCCTTGCCCTCATCGCCGTAGGTTCCGACAAGGTGATACTCCACCTCGCCAAACAGGGTGCGCTGAACCTCAACGCGCACCCTGTCGATCCGCACCCGCGGCAGATCGGTAAGCTGAGAATACGGTTTGATCTCCAATCCGCTAAATACCAGCATCGCCGTTCTCCCTGTTCGCCTGTCTTGCCTGCCACCGTTCGAGCAGCTGCGCCTCAAATCGTGCCTTTCTGGCCTTCTCTGCGCGTCTCTCGTCCTTTTCGACAGCCTTCACGTACCGCATACAGCGTTCCACCCGGTCATGCGGCATCTGGAACTTCTGCCGGTTTTTCTTCCAGTCTGCCATCAGCGGATCTGCCTCATCAGGTCAGCGCGGTACGCAATGTGCGCCGCCTTGTCCATGGAGACACGGGCCGCCTTGCGGGCCTTGACTTCCTCTGCCGCCTGGCGGCGTTTTGCCGCACAGAGATCCGCATAGCAGATTGCCATGCAAACCAGCATCGCCGTTCCGAGCACCGCCGCCTGCATGCGGCTGCAGGCACCCGCGATCTGCATGTACATCACGCCGCCAAACACCGCCGCCGACAGGCTCATCATAAACTTACTTGCCTTCATCTTTCTTCCTCCGTTCCTGATTCATCAGTAATTCCCACGCCGTTTTCTGCAGGCGCTCAATGCGCCGCTGCATTTCATCCGGCGCAACGTCACGGTAGCAGTCGTCGTCAATGTAGACCGTGCCGTTCGGATAATGATACGTTTTAACGATTGCCACCGCAACCACCCCTTTCTAAAGCCTATGCTTAAACCGGCTTGTCTGTTGCCGTCCGCGCCGCTTCTGCCTCTAAATTGAACTTTTGTGCTTTCTCAAGCTCAATGCGGGCAGCGATCCGCAGGCTCTCCGGCGCTTCCGGGTCAGCCATGATCTGTTCTGCCGTCATGGCGAGGTATTCGTTGAATGGTTTCATACAGGTTTCACCTCGATCTTTTCTGCCTTGCCGAGCCACTCCTCGACCTTCTGCAGCGCAACCTCTCGGCTGTCACAAAAATACTGCGTCCACTGGTACGCAATATGACCTTTTTCCGTCAGAACCCATACTTCGTATTTCATGGTGTGCTCCTTGAACTATTCAATGGAATAATTTCAGAATTTCCAAACAGGTTGCAATCTTAGCCGTGATATAGGTCGATTGCGCCGGATTGATCTCCTTGCTCAGCTTCTCCAAACAGTCGGCAAGGAGAGTTGTTGTTATCAGCATAATTTTTTCGGCGTTCTTTTCTAACAGTTCGTCCATCTTCTCATCCCTTTCAGTAATGTTTCTGTTGACTACAATTAAGGAATATGTAACAATAGAATTGTATCCTTGCACGTCTCAAGAGGTGGAGCCCTAAAGAATATGGCGAAATTCTATGAAAGGAGATCGCGCATGGATTACAAAATCTATGACAGGCTGCAGGCTGAGCTCGGCTGTATCGGTGATGAATTTTCTCGAAACTGTTCCGCAATTCTTGAAAAGTCGGCCGCAGACGAGCAGAGCAAGCAGCTTGTCGAGGAAATCTGTGCTGCTAACACCAGTGCGCTGAACGAACTCGCAAAGTCTATTTCAGATGCACTCATCGCGGCAGCAAACTAATTTCCCGCAACCCCCGTCAGCTGCTGCTGGCGGGGTTTGTCTTATCCTCACAAAAGAAATCGAAAGGCACGCTCAGTGCTTCGCAGATTGCCTCATAGTCCTCCACCGATATACGGTTTCTACCGTGTAATAAGTTGTAGAGCTTCTGTTTAGTCCAGCCGCACTTGTCAGCGATAAAAGTCTGCTTAATGCCATTCTGTTTAATGTAGTCGGAAATCTTTTCGTAAAAAGCCATCTAACGTCCCTCACCCCTTCCCGTCCGCCTGCTCGGCGTTGTTTTCGTTTTCCTTATCTGCTATACTGAAAGCAGAAAGGAGGTATTTCTCATGCCTAAAATGTTGCGTCCGCAGGATGCAGCCATTATGCGGGAAGCGCTGGAATATCAAGCCGAACCGCTCGATGCAGAAACCTTTGCGCTGATGCTTTCAAACAATATTTCAAACCCATTGTCTGAGGAGCAAAAGCAAGCGGAAGCGCTTTTGCAAAAAGTCTGTGCATTCCAGTCCGAGCCCGAAACCGGTCTGTTTCTGTCTGACGAGGATAGAGCGTTCATCGTTGTTTCTCTCAAACGCCTTATCTCGTTCTATGACGAAATGCTCAAAACCGAAAAGCGCTCTAAATTCATCCGTGATTACGAGAAATCAATTCGCGCATCACGCATTTGTATCTCTCGGCTTGCATAGCCTTGCGAACCTGCTTCCGGATTCGTTCCGGCGCAGGCCGTCCGCCGGAATACGGCGCCAAGCTGTAAGAAGTCCCGTCCCGCGGGGCTTCTTTGTTTTTCTCGTTGTCCATCCCCTCACCCCTTCCCTTCCGCCTGCTCGGCGTCCAGACCTCTGCGAATCATCACACGCAAAATCTCAGAGAATGAGCATTTGCAATATTTTTCACTCTTCCGCAATTCGTAAACTGCATTTTCCAGTTCCGGCGGAAGGCTGATTGTCTTTCTCGGCATCTCAGTCATTTGTACCTCTCCTTTCAAGTGGTGAACCTGTGATTTATGATGCTATTATAGTTCACCACCTCAGAACTGTCAATAGGAATTTTGAAAAAACTTGACACCGGTTCACCACTGCTGTATGATAAGACCAACGGAGGTGACATACAATGCCAACAGATAAACCACGGTTTACAATCACCGTAGACCCTGCTCTAATGCAGGAAATCGAAGATTATCGGTACAACCATCGTATCAAAAACCAAACACAAGCTGTCATATCTCTCATGCAGCGCGGCTTGCAGGAAATCATGGAAACAGAGTTCAGCCAACCGCAGCAACCGGTCGAGCAATATTCCGCCGACGAACAACAGCTTATCGACGACTACCGTTCCCTGAACGAGCAGGGACAGGAATATATCCGTCAG